TAAAAAATCTCCAGCGATAAATTTACTATAATCTCCAAAATTAATACCATCTTGGCTTATTGCAATTTGAACTTCAACTGCAAAATCACTACTAATATAACCGTCAATAGCATTAATATTATCTACATTTAAAAGTGTATCAAAATTGTTTCTAACGCTTGTTGCTTCCAATTCTAAGTTATAACTCAAAGTACATACTTTAGCCCAAGCTAAACTTACATTATGAGTTAAAGGAATTTCATAAATACCTTGAGATAATATTTCTCCACTATAATCAAAGTTAATAATAGTATCTACATTTGAATACTCATCTACATCATCAGCACTAACTAGAGTTAAATAACCATCATCATTTACTTGAGTATTAGTTAAAGTTCCGCTCCAATTAGTATCAAATTCGTTCCAAGTTACTAAAACATTTTTCATTAGTTGAGCTTCATCAACAATCATAACTGTTGGATTTATTGCTTCAATTTTTAATCCACTTGTAAATGTGTAAGTAGGCTTAATCATATAAGTACCATTTGAATATATGTTTGTTTTATAATCTATTGTACTTTCTATAAATTGACCATTTTCCCAAGTTGAGCCTTTTTTAATATCATAAACAATAGGTGTTTTATTTGTGATTATTTTGTCCCAAAACATTAAAAGAGTATTATTTAAGTAAGATGTGTTTATGGTTGCTATATCACTCAAGCTTTCTACTGTTACAGTTTGCTCTGTGTATGTAGATTGATTTCCAGCCGTATCAATTGCTATAACTCTAAATTTAGATTGAGCTTTAGTTACTTTAGCTTTAAATACTAAACCAGTTGTTTCTCCAACCAAATCATAATCTTGATAAATTTGGAATGTTTTAAAGTCTGTTGGCATAAAACCATAGTTCCAAGATAATTCCCAATCATCTAAGCCCTCAACAATTGATAGATTGCTTACTGCATTAGGTACAACAGCTTGAAGATTAATTGATACTCCATCGCTTAAAACAGCACTTGTATCAATTGATTTAACCGTAAATGTTTTAACTTCTAATCCATACGAATAGTATTCAAAACTTTTATTCTTAGTTCTACCAATTTCAACATCTCCATAATAAACTACATATTCCAAGAAGTCAATATCTATATTGTTTGCTTCGTGTTCCCAAGCTAAAGTAAATACATTTCCAACTTCGCTACCACTTAGACTATCAATAGGATTTGGCTTAGCAAATTTACCGATAACTGTGTATTCTTCACTTAAGATATTACCTTGAGTATCTCTAATTTTTATCTCATAAGTATTACCATCTGCAAGTCCGTAAGCATTAAATACTTTATCATAAACTCTTGTTGTATTCCTATCAATACTTACATCATAATAAAGACTTGAACCACTCCAAGTGATATTAACTACCGTTTCAATGCTTCTATCTTTAGCATATGTAATAAAGTCATTTATTCTAAGATTAGATAATCCAAGTGTTGAAACATAATCTACAAATGGAGTGTGAGTTGTATCATAAACACTTTCATTATATTCAATACAAGTAAGCTCTCTAAGTAAATCTCCATCTGTTCTAATAGATAAAACTCTTGCTTTTACATCTGTTTTATTTACTTCTCCAAATGAGTAATTATCGTATTGACTTAAAGCAGTGCCAAGAGCTGTTACAAATGTTAGTGTATTTGTTGTTGTTTCGCTATTAACTACTAATACCTCAATGATTTCATTATCTTCATTTCTTCTTGCTTGTAGTGCATACGATTTACCATCTTCCATTGTAACTTCTCTATCAAGTACAACGCTTGAAGTTGTACAGCTTACTATTCGCCCACTAAATCCATATTGTGGAACATCGTGGCTTATTCTTACAATGTCGCCCACTTTACAATATAAAGCATCTGCATCAGCTTGGAATGTAAAAGTTTGAGTGATGTAGTTATTATAATTTAATTGTAATTGAGCCAACTCTAAAGCTTGTGTTTTGTTTGTACAGCCAATAAGATTTACAGAAGCTTTGTTTGTTTCGTCAATATCATCAAATTGCGAGTTACTTAATTCAAAGACTTCTTTTTCATAGTCATTCTCTTCATTGTAAAAAGTTGCCTCAATTATATTTGCTCTATCTTTTAATGGTAAGAATGATTGTTTAAATGTATCCTTTAAAATATTTCCAAGTCCAAAAGTAAATCCTTGTGTAGGAAGTATTTGTGCTTTTTCTATGATTACTTCAAATCTACTTCCAAATTGTACAACTGAAGCTCTACCTAATACAGATACCATATTCAATGCTTGTCTTATGCTCATTTTAGTATCAAAGTAAATATTACAAGTTAAGTTATTATCTTCACAGAAGTCAGCCCATTCGTCGAATTTAGATGATATTCTGCTTTCTAAGACACCACTATTTAAAAGCATATCTTTACAAATCAATGCTGGGTTATTACTTCTTGATGTAGCTATGCAACTTACTGTTGGCATACTTCCACTTAATTGGTCTGTTGCTAAAGCAGTAACTGCGAGTAATGCCATATTTGGATATGTAAAGTCATCTCCAACTTCTTCTGTTATATATTCAAAATAACAATCACTTGAATATCTTGATGATGTTTCTGGAGCAGTTGTAAGTTTGGCTCTTATATAATACTTAGCAGGTGGAAGATTACCAGTCTTGAAAGTTTTTCTAAATGTACTTGATACAGAATTACTGATTGTAGTATCTCCAAATGGAACCCAGCCAAGTTGGTCAGTAGAATATTCAAGAGATATATTTACAGAATAACTATCTAAGCCACCACTATCATTTGCATAAAATAAGCCCTTAGGAAATACTAATCCAGCCTCTAAAGCAATTACGCTATTACCATCTGTATTGCTAATTGAATAATTACTTACATTTAGTTTTTTGTTTACTGTCTTATCTGTCCTAACATTATTAAATCTTGGAATTAATGTTTGCTCATTCTCTCCACTTCTTACTTCATAATCAATATTGTTGAAATTGTTTATACTTTCATTATTTATCTTGATATCTGAAATGTTCGTAGTGTATCCATCATTTACAAGATAAAGCATATTAAGATATTGTTTGTCGTCTATTGTTTCAACATACTTACTTATCATTCTTGGGAATACTCTTGCAGTTCCATAAAGTCTTGGAATAACATCTCCTTGACTTATCATATTTGTTTGAGTTGTCCAACCGTAAGTTGCAGAAGAGCTAATATCACTACTTGAATATCCACTTGTATCAATATCCATTTTTGGAGCTAATACAGAACCAACTAACATTGAACCAGCTATACCAATTGCAGCAGTTAAAGCATAGAATTCAGTAGCTGTTACTGCAACTTCTGCTGAACCAATTAAGTATGCTGACATTTGTGGAGCATATACCATAATTGCAATTGCTGCAACTGTTGATAGTATTTGCTTTGTAGAGTTACCTCCTCCGCCACCTTTTGGAATAAGCAATAGTCCTATAACATCTGTTTCTAAAATATCACAATCTTCTTCAATAATTACATCATTTTTAGCAACTACTAAATCGTAAGCTACACAGTCAAAAATAATATTTTCTCTTAATTGTTTTGTGTTAGTTGCTACTATTTGTTCTGTTTTAGTTGCTATTGGTGCAAGAGGATTATAATAAGATACTAAAGCCATTAGATAAAACCTTTTTTATTTGTATTATATCTTAAACTTGTAGTAACCCTTGATGTAGTATTTGTATTTGTCAAGCTCTACAATGTGTGAACCTATCTTTTTAAGAGTGTGTATCATCTTGCCATTACCAATATAAAGCCCAAAATGTTGTATTATTTTTGGGTGGTTTATATCGTGTGCCATAGCTACAACGCAATACTCTTCAGGCTCTTCGATTTGCTTCCAGTTCTTTGATATTTCAATCATAAATTGAGCAAAAACCTTAGATGATTTATTTGCTTCAATCATTGGGTCTTTAGGAAACATTCGTAGCTCATTAGAATAAAATAATCTAACTAAGCCATAACAATCAGTGCCATCAAATGATGTTTTTTGCTCTACAAAAGGAATACCAATATATTTGTCAAGCATCATAATCTTAAGCCTCTACTAACACCTACAAAGCCTAAAAATCTACTGCTATTATTTCTTGCTCTACAATCTGATAAAGTCTTATTGCAAGTAGTTAATGCTCCAGTGTAACCGCACTCTGTTGATTTAAACTTCCATTGACAAAAGTTTTGATAAATCTTTTTAGTTGGAAATTGTTGATTGTATGGACTTGAAGCACCAAGATTAAAAGTAACCCATTTACTGTCAGCAGATGGTTGTGTTAGTTCAAAATACTCTTCTAATATTGGTTCGCTTAAGTCATTTGTATTTAATACTCTACAAATACATTGAACATAGTTTCCATTAATTCCATTTTGTTTTATATAGTTGTCATAGTTTAATATGTAGCTCTCTAAAATTCTTGTAGTATTATCAACTCTAACTGTCCAAGTAGGCACTTCGTCTTTAGATGTTTGATTAAGTCCATCTATTTCAAATGGAAAAGCAATATACTCATTACCATCATATGTAATATTTTCATTGTTTCTTACTACATAAATAACATCATTATTTGGAATAGTTATATCAAGAGTTACAACTAAAACTCCATCACTTCCAAGTGAGTTAAGGTCTGATATTGTTTGTAAAGTCATAATAGCCCCTAAATACTAATCAAAGATACTTCTGTATCAATTACGCTGTCAATACCATCATAACTTGGCGACATACTATCTATATTGAACATAACATTATATGCAACATTATCTCTTGGATAGGTAAAAGTAAATACATTACCTTGATTTGCTAAAAAATACTCTTCAAGTGTTTCATATTCGCTTTCACTTATTCCTTTGTATTTTAAATCAAACTGGTATCGTGGCTTAGTAAACTTTGCTCTTGTTCTACCAATACCACTTTCTGTTTCAGTTCTAATTGCTTCTTTTGTAACAGTTCTTTTGCTCTCTTGACTAAGTTCGATTGTTGGATAAGCCATATTATTTTCCTCCTATAAGGTTTCTTATGCCCATTTTATTTTTTGCTATTCCGTTAATAACTACGCTTAGAATATAACCATCATTATCTTGACTAATATTTGATGATGTTACTTCCATCTTGTTTCCACTTTCGTTTATGATTTGTACTTTAGTTGGTGCTGAACTACCACCTGCAACTTGTACGCCTAAATCTCCACTTGTAGTTCGTTTAAGTGGCATAATAGCTTCACTTCCTTTTTCGCCAAGTAAACCAGAACCACTAGAAAATCTAAAGTTTGTAGGACTACTAAATACATTTCCTTGTGCATTTCTTGCTTGACCACCACCGTCAAAAACTCCACCTTGTGCCATTGGCACAGCACCCATCCAACCAGCACTCATTCCGATACTTCTTGCAATGTTGGCAGTGATTGTCATTCTAATAGCCATTTTTAGTAAGTCATCAAGAATAGCATTTGCCATATCTTTGAATTGTAGCTTACCAGTTTTAGTAGCTTTCATAATAGCATCTTCCATTCCACCGAAAGCATTCATTGCTACATTTTGGAAGCCTTTTGTTTTGTCTTCCATATCAATAATACCTTTTGCCCAAGCAGAAGCAACAGAATTATCTTTAAGCTTAGCATAGTATTCTGCCATTTTTTCATATTGTCCATCTACTAACCCACCACTTTCGTTTAAGTAGTTAAGATTTTCCATATTCATAGCATATTGAATATCTGCATTTAGTTTTAATTTAGAAGCTTCATTGTCAAGAGTATCAGCAGTTAAATCACTGTATTTTTGCTGTAATTCTAAATCAAAAACAGCTTGTTGATGTATTTCTGTTTCTGTTAGTCTTGAATAAGTAGCTACAAATAAATCTTTTTCAAACTGAATTGCTTTATCGTAATAGTCTTTACCTTTTGTATCAATCTTTGCTTTAGCTTCAAGTTCAGCAATATTAGTATCTCTTGTTTGAGTTGCTATTAGAGTTTGTTTATAAACACCCTCGTCTAATAAG